ACATCGATAGTATCTCCGTCCAATACTTTATCTATCGAAATCACACGAAAATTGTAACAAGACTTACGACTAGGGGGTGTCATCGCTCCCATGTTGTTCTGCCTCCATGGCATCAATACCAAGTATATAGTAGACGACATAAAAAACCCCTGCTAGGAGTAGCATGATACTAAAGATCACACTCCAAACAGGGTCATTATTATTTTCTAGGGGGCGGAGGAGGAGGTTCATTCCATTCAAACTTCATGTCTTTATATCTAGGGTTGGTTGTTGCCTCATGATGACACATTATACCGAATTCATCACAGCACTTACACCATGCTCTTCTCGCCTCTGGCGCACCTAATGCTTTTTTCGCCACAAGCGTTCCCACTCCCTCCAAAGGTTGGCACACTCGTCACTCTTTTTCTGCAGGTGTTCCTCCCGATACATGGTTTTTCCCGAAAGGCTCCCAGTGTTCCCATCCATATTTATGGACCGCCCACATACCTAAGATGGGAACGAATACCAGACACCATGCCATGAAACCACACGCCCATGGATTGTTTAGTGTCCTTCCGCAAAACCTAGCGAACTCTAGTATCATGCTGGATAATCCCAATCAGTAATACGATCTACTTTGTGTTGTGGTCCCCATCCACCAAGATAGATGTAAGGAACAGTACGAATGGGACAAGACTCACCAGTACAGAGAAGATCATCAACGATTCTCCAGGATTCCATAACTTCTTCAGCATGAACAAAGTGTGATTGGTCTCCATTAATGGCATCAAAAAGAAGTTTCTCATACCCATCTACTGCTCTGTCCTGTGGATAGTCGTGGGTGAGTGTTGCCACTTCCAAGTCGTCATTGAGCCCAGGTGACTTAATATCCATACGGATGTCAAGATGAGGATTAGGCTGTAAACGCATGACGATGCGGTCTTTGACTTCGCCTTCATAGAGTTTTAGCGGTGGTGCTTTGAGTTTGATAACTACCTCTACACATTGGTATGGCAGTTTCTTACCAGTTAAGACGTTAAAAGGAACCCCCTCCCAACGCCAGTTATCGACGAATAAAGTCCCAGCAAAATAGGTAGGAGTACCACTGTTAGGATTAACGCCCTCTTCATTACGGTAGCCATGATATTGTCCTAAAATAATGTTCTCACTCATTCTAGTAGCAGCTAAGACTTTTGTCTTCTCTCGTCTGACTTCTTTTGCTGACATTCTGCAGGGTGCTTCCATAGCAATGAGCGACAGAACCTGCAGGATATGGTTTTGAAGCATGTCGCGAACTGCTCCAGCAGTTTCATAATATTGAGCACGTCCTTCACACCCAATGGTTTCCGTAGCATAAATTTGAACCTCTTCTATGTAATTACGGTTCCATAGAGGTTCCAGCAAAATGTTGCTAAACCTAGTAGTGAGAATGTTATTAACAGTATCTTTACCAAGATAATGGTCAATGCGATAGACTTGCTTTTCGCGTAGATGTCGCTCCACCACTGACTGTAAATGATCAGCAGATTTAAAATCGTGCCCAAAGGGTTTTTCCACAACCACACGGGATCTTTCTGGGTCGTCGAGTTTTCCCGATTCTTTGAGATTGATGATAGCATTTTCATATCTCTCTGGGGGTACAGATAGGAAGTAAGTATTATCATGAAGATAATTTGGCAGATGATCCAGAGTATCTACATTATCTAGATCTGCCGAAACATAATCTAGATGATGTAGAAATTCATCAGGATAATCACCAAGAGATTCTTTCCATACTTGTACTCCAGGATCTCTCCTAGAGCAACCTGTAATTAAAAAATTCTCTGGCAGCAATTTCTTCTGCCAGAGTTTGTATAATGCAGGGATAAGTTTCTTCTTGCATAGGTCTCCCGTTGCTCCGAAGATAACTATACCCTTAGTGAGCGGTGCCGTTTCCATCGTATTTGTCTGATTCGTAGTATACATTTTCACCTTTTCGTAGCCCGAAATATACCGTGGAAAGTACAAACGGTATTGCAATCCATCCAAGGACATCAGCGAACGTCATGACCACCAAACATAGCACGCATTCCATTCAGAACCTTGGCAGCGAAAGCACCCAGACGGCGCGACTCAAAGCGAGACCATAACGCACTGCTGATGACAGGAGAGGGTACGCCAAGATCCACAGCAGCGTGAACCGTCCAACGACCCTCACCACTGTCTGATACTCCACCATCGAACTTGCTAAGTTCTCGATCACTCCTAAGTACATCAGCGGTAAGATCGAGCAACCAACTGCCAACCACGCTACCACGACGCCAAAGCTCAGCCACCTTAGCAACATTAATATCATAGCAATAATCTTTTGGGTTATCCATTGGAGCAACTTCAGCATCACCTGCAGCAACGTATGCTGCCCCAGCATTTGCTTCATGCAGGATATTAAATCCTTCTGCGTATGCTTGCATGATTCCATATTCAATTCCATTATGAACCATCTTTACAAAATGACCTGCTCCAGGACCACCGCAGAACATCCATCCATATTCCTCTGGATACCAAATATAGTCTCGGTCACCTGTTCGTGGGGCAGCGCCAATACCTGGTGCGAGTGCGTCAAAGACAGGACGGCAGACGGATACTGCAGTATCTGTACCACCAACCATAAGACAATATCCACGCTCCAAACCGTAAACACCACCACTAGTGCCACAGTCAAGATATTGGATGCCCAACTTAGACAACCTTTCTGCCCTGCGTCTAGAGTCCTTAAAATTGGAATTGCCATGATCAATAATAATATCGCCTTCCACACAAAATTGTAATAGCTCATTTAGTGTGTCCTCTACGGTTTCTGCTGGTACAACCATCATGAAGACACCAGGGGTCTCTCCAGTGGTTTTATTTGAATGTACTATTTGAACAAGGCTTTCCAAAGAAGTGGCACATCCACTGATATAACCCGCTTCAAATTGTTCTTCTGCTTTCTTATAATTGTTACGATATCCATGTACCTCGTGTCCTGCTGCGATAAGACGACGGGACATACCTTCTCCCATCCGTCCAAGTCCAATCATTCCAACTTTCATTTAATCATCTCCATTGCTTTTAATAATTCTTGCCCGTGTTGTAGTTCATCATTTAAGATCTCAAGGATCTTTTCATCATGTCCGTTAATTGCTAAGTGTTTAGCATATGTAGTAGCGGCATGAACCTCTACTTCGTAAGACAGATGGTATGCAGACACAGGAGCCAACCAGTAATAAACCACATTGACCCAATAATAGATAAGGACGAGGTGTTTGGCGACAAAGCGATCGATAAAATAAGCACTACCGCCCCTGCTTTCCATATATTCAAGATGTTCTGTTTCATTGATGCTCTGATCGAAGTGTTCTTTCATCAAATAGAGATGCTCTGGACCTCGCAATCCCATACTTTCTCTGAAATGTAAGACACTCAAAAACGCAAAATAGGGTGCTCGGGCAATTTCCTCAAGCACCCAAAAACGTTGATAGTCTCTTCCTCTGTAAAGGAAGTCAAGGATTGCAACAGTGATGTCTAAAACAACAATGTTGAAATGTTTCATTCTACATGTACCGTACCGATCATGCCTGCACCTTTATGTGGACCACACCAGTAAGTGTAGTCACCTGCTTCAGAGAAAGTTACATCGAACTCTTCACCAGGCATCATAGCAAGACCTTCATGAGAAATCTCAGGATGATCTTCCACAACCACATTATGAGGTGGCAGCATGTTATTTACAAAGTGAACCGATTCTCCTGCAGCAATTGTAACTTCTGCAGGTTCAAATACTAGGTTGCCATTGGCACCCATCTTTACATCAACCGCCCAAGCTGGTGTTGCTAGGAATAGTGTTGCTAGAAACGCGAATAGAATTTTCATTGTCCGCCGAATAGTTATCTTGATAAGCTCTGAGCTTATTAATCAAATCATCATATTGTTCCCACATGTACTCAGATCCTGTCCGCTCTTGGTAGAGCAAACAAGCAGAGATTAGACGGGAAATATCTGTGTCGTTTAGACGCATTTTCATATCAAAACTCATTACTAATTATAGGTTCACTAGGTAATTATTCGCGTTCTTAACAATTATTTCACATGCTTTGTCAGCAATTCCACGCACGGAGTGATTTGTTGATCCTGCTATCAGGATCGCTGGCAGTTTTCTTGCTGGTTAACTTCTTTTTCATGCCCCTCATTCGAGCGCAGAACGATGCTCTACGGGGATTTCCAACCTTTTTGCTTGGAGCTTTAAGGTCGCTTCCAGGATTTTCTCTCTCGTAAGATTTTCTGCCTTTCTCGTTAAGACCACCAGACTTTGACTTGCCAGACTTTTTTGTCCAGGCTGCACCTTCTAAAATTTTGTTCTCCTGAGCATTGGCGGACTCAGCGAGTCTCTTAAATTCTTCGTAGCTTCTCATACCAAGTATCAGGGTTTACGAATCTATTTAGCGTTTACCGCCACCCATTTCCTTGAGCATCTTCTGTAACTCGGCAGTGCTACCAACAAACATAGCGTTGTTAGTAACCTTAGATGGACCTTTCTTCTCCTCATCAAGATCCTTCATCTTTTTATGTAAGTCTTGAAGTTTCTCAGTCATGTCTGCAACATGCTTCATTGCCGCTACAGCGACTTCATACGCTCTTGGGTGCCCTGACTCCTGAGCGACCTCTAAGGCACCGTTAACCGCCTCCTGACCCTTGTCTATGAGACTGTATAACTCACCCCTGGTATATCGGTAATCCTTCTCACGATCTTCCTCATCCACTTTGGGTGGAACTGGTTTAGATGGTTTGGATTCCTCAACAGGTTCAGCAGTAATATTGAGGATCTCCTCCATATTCTCTTCTAGGTTACTCATAAGAATTCAATCCCTTCATTAAATCCAAAGTCGTCACCAGCATCGACCAATGCATCATCTGCTGCATCAATGACACCATCAGTATTGATATCAGTTTTTGCTTTGGGTGTATATGTTCTAGTGATAGCTCTACGACTAACTGCTGTATCACCAAGTGTTTCGTGTATGATTGCTTTCCTGATAACATCTGATGTGTTGTAAGGACCGTATAGATATGTCTTCATCTGGAAGTTAAGAGTGTAAACAATATATCTACGCTCATAGAAACT